TCCACACCATAAGTCGTGTTATCCCGCCAGCCGATAAGCATAATACTGCCAATTCCTTTGATCGCCCCGATCTGGACGGTGATAGACTGAGTAGTACCCGTTGAAATGGTATATCCCAAATTCAGAGTTTCGTCATACTTATCACTTTTGGACCCCCATTCATAAACACCCTGCTCGACAGATGTGGAATCAGTTGATCCTGCCAACCCCAGACTGGCTATACCCTTCCAGTTGGAAACCGCACCGGGATACACTTCGACATTCTTGGAATATTCCAGCTTCGGGAACTTATGTACCTTCTGGAAAGGATTAGTATTCAAGTAAATATAACCATTAGATCCGGCAACAGTTAAAAGACGATTTCTGGAATTCAGCAGAGCATTAACTCCACCCTCCGGAATATGGGTAAAAAAGTTAAAAGTAGTAGAGGTTCCATCCCAGAAGAAAACATACCCGCTTTCAGAGGCAGTTATAGATGTCCCGACCCAAGTACCAATAGCCAGATATTCATCAATGACCTCTAACGATCTGATATTAAATCCTGCCGGCAGGGTCAGTTTTGCCAGTGTCCAGACTGAACCATCCCACCAGGACAATTTATTCCCGTGACCGACAGCAAATCCGTTCAAAAAGGCTTTAATGGGAGCAAATTTGGAAGTTGAGGTATCATTTAGACCAGTTTGCCAGGCATCGGTAAAAGCAGGGGTTCCACTTAACGGCCCGTATCTACCAATCTGGGTATTCTGAGTATAGTAAACATAGTCATTCTGCAGTTCCATTCCTTGCCCTACGCAGTTTGAAGTGGTTTGTAATACCGACCACGATCCGGCAGAGGTGCGTTTATAAAACTTGCCGGTATCACCGATAGCGTATGTATTAGTATCATGGGGTGTCCCGGGAACTATCCACTTAACCAAATCAACTACTGTGGTAGACGACTCCTTGACTGCCTCTGGCATCAGCGTCAGGTTTGTAGGCTCGGAGAAAATGTTTAAATTTTTGGCAAAAAAGAAAGCTCCACGTATCCCTTCCCGTTCCGAATCAGCCAGACCCCCGTTGAAATATTCTATGTTTAGTATTTTCTTGCTCATACATACTTAGGTTGCTGATTGTGGGAAGAATGGCGGGGACCATGCTTGCCACCTGGATACAAAAGCACTACCACGGGTTAGAGCTGACCTGGACTTTGTGCCATACCTAACCTTGCCGGATGCCAAGCTGGCGGTATAAAGCGTCCAGTATTTACTCTCCTGATTAGTATCTTTTTTGACTGCATAATAATGGGCCAGGGCAAAATAAACAGGCAGTATCTGCATTTCTTCAGGTAGGTTAAACATTTCATAAATCAATGCCCCAGTAGTTACTGTCGATCCCTCATATTTATTTTCCAATTCAATAGATGAAGTACTGGTAAAGGTTCCAATTCGGTAGAAAAACCCATCCGGTGCCTTAATGTATCGCCCGACCATTGCCGCAGTAAATCCGGCAGCTGAATGGGCAACGGTTTCGTCAGCATTAGTCAGAGTGACATTGCCGGTATTGAAAACATCCGTGGTCAAATCTTTGTCAATAACCTCGTAAATTACCGTAACAGTATAGCCGGCGGTTGAAGGTACAGGGTAAATACCGAACTGTGATCTGCCAACACCGAAATTAAGTCTCAAAAAGAACCTTTCCGGTATAGAGCTGGTCTGGGTATATTGATTTAGATAATCCCAGTTCTCCTGACTCTCTTCTTCGGTCAAAGTGTAGTTTACCGAACCGACAGTTACCACAATTGACTTCACAAATTGGCAGTTCATTGGCAGATTATAAAATTGTGTACTGGCAACTGTAGTAATACTGGTATCGGTTTTCTCTGTAACAGGCCGTCCCAGATCAGCTAATACCAGTTTATAGCCAATATTCATAAGCAATTTCAGATATGTCAGCGTGGTAGACGTTGAATCCGAGCTTAAAGTCTGTGCAATAGTGATAGCATCATCCCAAGTTGTCGTTTTTGTACCCTCCTTCCATTAAAGATATTATATACTACCCCGGTCCCGGATTTTGGTCACCTCTTCTGTCACATTTTCAATTTCCTGCCGGCGGTAACCGTCCAAATCCTGCCTTATTTTGTCAATGGACTGTTTCAGTTCCCTGATTTCATCCGATAGAGTAGTTATTTCTTTTTGTTTTTTATTAGCAGTCCGATTTAACAGGACGATAGACATTTCCACCCGTTTTTTGTAATTTTGCAAGTCTTTAACCTGCTCCGATAATAAAACAATTGAGGCTAAAAGTTCCCTTTTCCTCTGAAGAATATCTATCATTTAGGCACTACGATTCCGTTCTCCGGCTTTATTAGTTCCGGAGGCTTTTTGGTACATGAAATCTTGTTTTCATTGACATTAAAATTGATATTCCATTTACTCGGGTCTATTCCTATCCGGGGAATAACTGAATTGATAATAAATTGTTGCATGACAAAATCTATGTCATTTATCAGAAGTTTTTGCTGGTTAATCAGCATTTGCCGACCCTGAAGAAACTCCAAATCTTCCTTGCTAAAACTGAAAGTCTTAGTTTCCGGAACTTTTGGTTTAATGTCTGTCATATTAAAATGCCTTGATTTTAGCTATCAAATCATCCACTCTTTCTTTGCCCGTCAGTTCAATTCCCAGTTTATCAGCTTCAGTAATCAGTTCAGCCCTGGTCGGCTTAGGCTTGGAATCATCCCAGAGCGATGTTTTTTGGGTATCTTTGACCACTGTATCCGTGGGCAAATTCTGGACACCAAAAATCTGGGGTTCGGACTTGAGAACTCCCATCATGGGGTTAGGTATTCGACCTAAATCTATGGCCCTCTCCTCCGGCATATTCAGCGTTTCAACTGTCTTAGCTACCTTCTCCCCCTCCTCAACCTCACTCTCCCCTAGAAAGTACGTATCCACACCCAACAATATCCTTGATATCATTTTCGGTCTTTCAAATGATGACTGCATCAGACCCTTTCTGTTAGTTTCTTCCTCTAATTTCATCAGCAAATGATCTGCCAGGTGTTTAGCGTAATGCTCGGCCAGAAATCTGGGCATTTTCTTGGTCTGTCCAGGGGCTATCCGGTGCGGGTGGCCTGACCACCTGACCTGGAAATAATCACTATGGGGGTAATTTTCCTCGGTATCAATTACGTTGCAGTTTACATCCGGATTACAGACTATTAAAACGTCCAGTTCGTGTGATTTGCGTTGCGGTTCGTCTGGCATGGTAAACAGCTCTGTCAATTATTATACTGGTAACAAGTGATATGTCAATCTTACTATCTGACAAAAATACATCATCTTGCAAAGGCTATTATGCCAGGTGAGATAATGTCTTTGACTGCTGTTCCCCCTTCCGATGTGACTGTGAAACTCCTGGCCGTTGCCCAACTTCCCCAAGTGTTACTGCCGGAAGGGTCTATCCCCTTTACTCTCCAGTAGTAAGTAGTAAGGCTTAAAGCACTTTGGACCGTGTAGGTTACTGCCTGTCCTGAAGCAAAAGGGTCCGAGTTATCTGGGGAACCAGTGAAAGCAGCAGTATCTACACTGGAAACCGCACCCTCAACCAACGGGGGGACATTCACATTATCCCATTCCGCAACCCCCGGACTGGCGTGGGACTCTTCCAATCCTGCTCCGACTTCAAACCCCAGAGAAGTCATAGTAATTGGGTTTGCCTGACTGGTCAGGTTGCTCCACGATGACCCGCTAGTAGAGTAGTCCCAGTATGTTGTGCCGCTATCCTCTCTCATCCTTAACCATTTATGAACAGAAGAATTGTATGCCGTTGAGGTAATCTCGGTAGGGCTTCCCCCGACTGTCTTCTTGGCATACAAAGTACCACCGACAACCTGAAATTCTATCTTGTTGTCATTAGTTATAGACAAGGTGAACCAACATTCGGCACTTGCCACTGCAGCATTGGGAGTGGTAACAAGCTGAGCGTGTACCCCCTTGCCTGTAAAATCAAAGCTTTTTGAACGGATGGCGTTAAAGCTTCCAGTTGCGTCCGAGATCGGTAAGGTGAACTTTATCTTTCCCCCAGTTTCTTCCCGGGTAACATTTCCCACATCAAAGGAGTTTGGCCAAATAACCAAATCCAAAGAGTTGTCATTAAAGTCGTCATCGAGGGCAATTAAACCTGTTGGGAAGGCCGCTGATGCAATCTGGATATCATAAGTAATTGACTCATCCTCAGCGTCTGTTCCCGTAAAGGTTAACTCGGGGGTAGTATCAGAGGTTGAACCTGCGTCATCAGGAGAGTCGAGGACAACTGTGGGAGCTGTGTTATAAAGTGCATAAATAGCATACATCCCGTCTGCGTCTGCTACTGCACCACCACCATAGGGGTCATTCAGAGTTGTTTGACCTGTCCGTCTATCTATTCCCGAACCACCAGAGGTCGCACTATCAACCGTGCTTGAGCCGCTGTGGGCATCCATCTGTAAACCAAGCCAATAAGCGGTACCAGGGGTAATTGCCCAATCAACCGCCGTGGTAATCCAGCCACCGGATGCGCTTGAGTTTGTTGCATCAACAAAAAGTCTAGTTCCTGCCACATCGCTTTCATTCGCATATAAAGCGATTTCAAAATTGTCAGTGGCGGTTCCAGAACCACGATACCAACCTACTTGCGTTATTTTTACTGCCCCAGCGGGAGCTGTATCTTTTGTGACTACCGATGCCCCATCAATGACAGCATCACCACCGGCAGGGTCAGCAGTCGGGGCTGTTGCTACGAATCCAACATTAGTGTTTAGAGCGAGAGCCATGTTTAAATTTCGTACCCGACACAAGTGACGTAGACATTTCCAGCACTTGTGGTAATCAGAAGATCAGCTGCATCTTCCCCGGAAGCTAAGGGATATTTTTCCCCAAACGGAATAACCACCCCGGAGTTAGCTGCCAATTCACCTTTCCAAACCGCCGAGTCCCCAGCTCCTAAATCATCTTCTAAGGTCACAGTCGCTGCCGCTGAGACATTTAAGTACAAACACGTAACGTGCCACCTTTTTCCCGCCCCTGGACTCCAGATAATGCCGTCTGTTACTGCCCCCGCCGAAGTATAGTATTTCTTAGCATAATTCGTATGAGTGGTGATATCTACATCTGAGGGTAAGAGTTTACCGACAGCGTTTGTACCGGCATTTATACCAATATCATTGTTTGTACCCAAATTCACCAAAAGACCATTTGAAGAATCACCCCTTACCATATCCCAAGTTGCACCGTCATAAGCCATCAATCTTGAATTAGTTAGCAAACCCCTGTCATTGTTGGCATCGTCAGCAGGTGCAAATGCGAAAAGTCTGTCCCAACTTCCACCCGACCATCCCATTAACATCGAACCAATAGTTGAAGTAGTTGGATTTGCAAGACCATCAGACAAAGCAGCAGCGGAAGGAAGTTCTGTGTCAGCGGTGACTGAACCGGAAGTAATTGTGACATCATGTGAGGGAACTGATGCCAGTGATACCGGCTGGGTAGTCTGCCAAAATGTTCCTGTTACAGCGACAGTAGGCATAGTTAAAACGTCTACTTGCATTTCTGTACCCGCTACAGCTCCGGCGATTGTAGTTATACCCGCATTGGTTACCGCCACGCTTTCACTATCAAGAGTTATTTTTACATCGGCGGTCTGACCTGCACCTCCTGTTACCGTGACTACATCGGTTGAGGTTAAATTGCGAATATCTAAATCTGTAGCTGTTACTGTTACCGTTGGCATGGTCAACACATCAACCTGGACTTCCGTGCCAGTAATGGCTCCATTTAGAGCAGTTAACCCGGCATTTGACACCGGCTGGGTTACTCCCGACCCATCTACCGTGACTGTTGCGGCAATGGAAACGGGCTGTGTAGCTTGCCAGAAGGTACCGGAGACTGGTTGAGTTGCTTGCCAAAAGGTGCCTGTTACTGCCAGTGAAGCGTTGGAAATTGTTACTTGATGATTGTCTGGTAGTTGATTTGCAGACGTAGCCAGACCTGTCGTGTCTATCGTCAAAGTTCCTGTAATTGTGGAATTTACCAGCAATCTGAATGTGGAGGGATCTACCCGGAGCAGTTCTGGAGTGAGATTGGCATCATTCGTTACAGCCAGAGCAGTAGTTACTCTATTATCATCTTTTTTGGCATCGGCCATATTTCAATTATACAACGTGGGTTTTGTATGTTTTCAATCGGTCATCCAGCCAGATTTCTTTTTTGTTGAGTTCAACTTCTCTTGAATTCAACAATTCCTCCCTGTTTTCCAGTTCCCGGGAGTAGTTGGTCAACCGTTCCAGTTCAGTGGTAGCTTTCTTACGATTAAGATCAACTTCACCTTCCAGTTTTTTAAGATTCGTTTCACGTTCCGATAATGACTGTGACAAGGCATCCAATTCCTTGGCTTTTGCCAGTTTAGCGAAAAGATCGTGCTGAAAATCATGCAAGCCAACTTCTTTCCTGGCTAAATCCTCCGCCAGTTTACTATTCTCCCGTGTTTTACGGTTTACTTCATTATTTTTAGTGGTCAAATCCCGTTCAGTTTTATCAAGTTGTGCCTCTTTTTGTAAAATCAGATTTTCTTTTTCTGCTATTTGTCTATTCCTGTCGGCTTCCGCACCTTCTCTGACCTTCAATTCGGCTTCCCGGCGGGTTAAATCGGAATCAGCTTGGGTTTTTGTATTCTGAATTTCCTCCCTGACAGTCTTTGCCTCTATTTCCAGTTCCTTTTTAAGTTTATCCCTCATTTCCTGATATCTGGTAACAGTAGAGGTAATATCATCCCTCTCCCTGGTTAAACGGGCGATGTCGGACCGTGTGTCGGCTCTTAAACCATTTAAAACCTGTATTTGTTGGGATAGTGACTCACTGTCTTTGATGTAATCATCCAGTGATTCTCCGAAGAGTTTGAGTATCCGATTGCGAAGCTCTTTTAGGCTTTCTTTTTTGACATCCATTTTATGTCGTGGTGGCGACTAAATAATCAGACAAATCAATTTTGTGATAATCACAATATTGATGACAGGACGTACATAAACTAATCCAGTCGGTTAATTCTCTTTTATAACTTCTACTTATATTTGCCCATTCATATCTATTTTTTGGTTTTTTACATCTTTTACATTCAATTGGATTACCCAATTTTCTTCTTACCCAACTATGTAGGGCAATGTAACTAACATCATTACCTTTCCAATTCCAAGTTGACTCGTTAACGAATTGTCCATTTTTAAAAGCAGTTTTGGGGGCTGGATGACCCTTCATAAATGAACCAGAATTTGCTCTCATTATTCCCTTAGTATTTTTATTCCAGGGAGTATGTCCCTTTTCAAAAGTACTAGTTCTTTTACCCGTTTTATATGCCAGTTTTAAAGCTAGTTGTATTTTTCGGCGATGTTCGAGAGACAACTTCCCAGTTTTAAATCCTTTATTCCAAGCAGTCCCCATCCTTCGATGCTACTACACTTCCACTATTAGATCAAGTAGTTGTAGCTGTAACTTGGCCGTCATCGGAAATCGGTTTCCAGAAACAATAGTAATCAATCACCCCTGATTCAATATTGGCTCCGCCGGCTACCGTCAAAATTATATCCTGCCCGTTAAGTGCATACTCCGGAAGATTATCTGCGGCTGCGGCTTGTTCACCCGTTATGAAATAAGCGGCGACAGTAGCGTTATTTATTACAAAATCCCCGGCATTGATATCCAAAGCAGCCTCTGTAGGCAGGAAAATAGTAGTTTGTCCCGCAAAGCCTACGGCATGAGTCCCGGACCCTGCCAGGTTTGTCGTACAAACACCCAGTACTTTTACTAATACGGCTCCTGTAACTGTAAAAATAGCTGCTCCATCCAATGCTCCACCATCGTTTCCCCAGGCATCATCGGTAGCTCCGGCAAAGGTGATAGTTCTTTTAGTTCTGAAGGGGTAATCTCCCGTTAATGGTCTGCGACTTCCGTCACTGTCGATATTATCCGCAAACGCTGTCATAAAAGTATTATATCACTCCTCTTCTGGGGTTTCAGGAATTCGCAAATAGCCCCAATAAATATGTCCCTTACCAGCACAATTATTACACTCAACTGTAGTTGTCTCAGTCTCTGAATCGCCAACTTCGGGAGTAGTTAGTGTAATAGGCATTACTTTTGTACCACCACATTGTAAGCAAAGTTTGAAGAGTTTTTGCTTGGTTGCGGCCATATCAGCCCCCTATTAAGTTCTGAATATCTCGCCAGTTTCACCTGTGGTTGTAGTTTCACCCCAGCAGTCAGTAATGTATACTGTTGTGGGAATAAATGCCCCCGTTCCAGCCTCAGCGAAGGTTTTTTCTGACCCCGTAGGTGAAACGATTGAACCAAAGTGACAACCCGACATTATCCCAACCGAACCAGTCAGGTCAAGGTATCTTTTGGTTGTTCCTGAAGTAAGTGTAGGCATAGCAGGGAAGTCACAGTTTCTAATAAATATCCCATTAACACCAGATCCGCCAGTAATAACTGGAACGTCAACGCTTGCCGCTGGGCTTGAGAAGATATTATCTTCAAGCACAATATCCTGTGGAACTGAACCTGAAGTTCCTGCAACAACAAAGTCTCCTACGTTCTTGTAGAATTTATTGCCTGCTAAAAGTCCTTGCCAAGCTCCACCCGCTGAACCAATCCAAACTGCTCCACCTGTTAGTGCGTTTGTTGCAGTTGTGCCTACACAATTCTTGAAGTGACAACCGAGAATTGACCAACCAAAAGCTGCGGAAGTTGAACCTCCGTCATCAGTCAGTTTGATACCTCCACCTGTTCCACCCGCCCCGTTAATACCAATGTTCGCTATCATTACACCAGGAGCTTTTATCTCAATAATAGGACTGGTTGTGGTTGCTCCGACCTTGAGTTGTGGGAGTCCACCTTGGGTTCTACCTCTGGAAACTCCGATTAAGGAAACTTGAGGAACGTTGATAACTAGATTGGTCGTATAGCTAATTGGGTCAGTGTCAGTTGCCGCCATTGTTCTTCCTGCGACATAAACTACATCACCTGCAACAACCCCCAAGGTTGATATGTTCCCATTAAAGTCGGATTCGGTGAAAGCATCTTCCCAGGTTCTACCCCCGGCACCACTCCCGGACTTGTCGCCGTCTACAAACCATACATTACCACCCTCAACCGGAGTTAGAGCTGATATCATATTCTGCGGATATACCTTAGCCCCGAATTTGAATGCTGGAAAATGATCTGCTACATTTGACATATTTATTCGTCAGCCTTTTCGGCTTCTTCCTTTGGTTCTTCTAATGGTTTTTTTGCTTTTGCAGCCAAATAATCTCCATAATCAGCAAAACCCTCGGGATTTAACTCGACTTTTGATTCATCATTGTCTTTTAGTTTTGGCATTTTATTAAAAAACCCTCACATAGAGGGTTAGTCTATGCGGCTCCTGAATAGTCCCTATAATCGGGATCCGTTCTCGTCAAACCGCTTAGTCAATTGTTAAGAACACCGGGTGGGCATAGTTCTGCACACCTGCGATATGGTATGCATAACCGACATCTGGGTTTACTACAAAGTCAGCTTCGACTACGATCTCTACCGCACCTGCAACTGACCCGTCCTGATTTACCCGGGAACCTGCTGCTACTGTCGAGTCTGAGAATACTGCGCAGACACCGTGGGTTTGTAGCCAGGCATAATCACCGGCTGCGGTTACGGCCACCAGCGGGACTCCGGTAGGTTGCAAAGTTGCGGTTGCCGTGTGCATTACCCGATGCCAGGGATTAGCTACGATGTCAATCTTGGATGTAGTATCCAGGGCTACCGGGATGGGTCCGTCAATGTAGACGGTAGAGGCTGCACCGCTGACCAAGGCATCCATTCTGGTAATCCTGAATGTCTGACCAATCCCCGTTCCGAAGGATACACAGACGAATCCCCCGTCAAAGTACCCGGCGGTTGTAGTAGTAGCTGCATTGGTGAAGTTGATAGATGTAGCACCCTGGGCTGCAGTGACCACAGCCATATTGGTCAGTGAAGTGTTGCCTGTCGGTTCGGTGGTCAGATATCCGGCTGCCAAAGCCTCACCGGCGGTTGCATGACGGAATGCCCGGCCATCACCTGTCCAGATGAGTTCACCGATGTTGTGTGTGGCTTCGGCCTCTGTGCGGATTTCGTACGGGCTGAAGTCTAGTATTTGTGCTGGTGAGGTTAATATCATATTTTTATGCTCCGGTTACGCCGGTCAGACGACCATGCCTCCGGGGTTGGAATGAACACATATTACCTAAAATAATTATATCAGCAATCCCAGCGAATTGGTTGGTTGGTGCTCTGAACCCGGACCAGTTGAATCCTGAGAACTGACTCATAGGTGATTCTGCGTACAGACCTTCGACTGTTGAGCTGCCAAGGCTGATTTTGTTGTAGCCGAACATTCCCCGTGAATCCCAGCCGTACCAGTCCAGCCAATTCTCGTTAAGCATCCAGACGGTTTGGGCAGTGGACTTCTCGTCCCTGACCCAGGGGATACCCTTGTAAGTTACTGCCACAAAGCCCTGTGTACCGGACAGACCTTCCTTTGGTCTGACTGCCCCGCCATTTCTACCTACGTTGTAGTAACCGAACATGGTGTAGTTTTCACGCACGGAAGGAGTCAAAAGGGTTTCGTACAGATCCCAGACAGTTTCGTTGGAAACGATCAGGGTGGGGGAAGACAAGCCTGAACCGCTGGAGATATTTGAGAAGAGGGTTGCCAGTTTTGCGAGGGTCAGGGTTCCACCAGAGGCTGTTCTGGTAGCTTTTAAGACCGGGTAAGTTGAGCGGGAAAGTCCACCGAAGGTGGAAACTGAGGTGGCATCATCCACAATGGCGGCCAAACCAAGCGGATCTTTATTACCGTTGGATGTTCCGTCACCGTAGACAACATCACCGACTTTATCAAATAGTTCCTGTTGCGATTCCTCAAGTGCTTCTTTGACCAGATCCGTGACTTGGGTTTCGGATACGGCGTTAGCTACAGCCTCCATACCGGAGATACCTACCGGGATACGCAGTCCCCGCATATCAAAGGACATACGAACCTTGGTATTAAGTTGGGCAGCTGCGAAGGTATCCATACCTGCAAATGAGGTTGCAGTCCCAGATGACTGGTACTTAATTGCTTTCTTGATTGTTTCACCTTTACCTTCTTTGGCATTACCCAGAATACGGAAGGCAAGGACATTGGAATTGAGGGTATTATCAACAACCTTCGGAAGTAAATAGTCTTGGGTTAGTGAGAGAACTCGTTCGGAAAATGTCATGGTCAGAAATAAAAAAACCAGCCCTTTTCGGCTGGCTTTCATAAGCTCTGTCCGTATTATACACCCACGTCAAATAGTTATGTCAACTAGGAATTAAAACGCCTTATCATCTCGTCCATACTTAGTGCATGGATTTCTTTATAGGAAGGTTTGTCGTTGCCCCCCGTGACTCCGGACGGTGAACCAACCGGGGCAGTTGCACCCAGTGGGGAAGGGTTGCGCAATATCTTGCCTGTTTTGTAATCAAACGAGAAACCATTGCTGACAAATTCATTTCGCAGGTTAGCCATTGATGTCAGGTCGGGGCTATTGTATTTAACTCCCAATGCAAATAGTTCTTTGCGAACCAAACGTCCAAGATCCTGCGGATCATTGGCGTTTTTAACCGGAGGAATCAACCCGTCACTTTCCAATTTTTGCAATTGGGAATCGAAATCCTTATCAATCTGAGATAGTACATCCTGTTCCTGTTTCTTGGCATCTTCCTGTTGCTGTAATCGTAATTGCTCTGCCTCTGTTAATACTTCTTTTGCTACTTCACGGGCCATTTCCGGGAATTCGTCCCAGGTAGAGGGTTTCCATTTCGGTTCATTGGACGGCGGTGTAGTATCTGGTGGAGTAGAAATTTCTGAAAATTTGTTTTCAAATTCATCAAACCTGCCCATCACCGTGTTTACTGTTTCTCCGAGCTTGCTGATGCTATCCTGAATGGCCTGAAGTTCTTTTCCTTTGTCGTCTGGCGCTGGTGCGCTCGGCTGATCCATAGTTTGATTATAGTTTTATCAAGTTAAATGTCAAATCAGTAATTCTTTCCAGGTTCCCAAGGTGACATATAATTATTTCCAAACTTCTTTTTGTCTTTCTTTATACATATATCTTCTTCATAAGGATTTTCCCCATTGTGACAAATTTTGAATTGATCTGAAAAACCATTAGACAGTGAAACTTTATTAATCTCAAAGAATCGACAGTCCTCACAAACCCGTTGTTCAGTCATTTGACTATCCTGTTTTTACCCTTTCGTGCATCCGCATCATTTTCTCATTGTGCATTGGCATCGGCATTTTATCTTTCATCATTTCCTCCCTTTTCATTGGCATTTTCTTTTTGTCGTGCATTGGCATAGGAATATCTGCACCGGCTTTACGTGCGACACTTAATGCAATAGCAACCTTCTGCTTTTGGGGACGGCCACCCTCTTTATTAAGTTTTTTAATTATCTTACCGACATCAGTTGTTCGGGGAAGTGGCATATCAGTACTGGGTAATTCGTTCAAACATTCTTTTAATCCGCTGTCCGATAGTCGGCCTCGTTGCCTTAGCTTCCCCTACCGACATTTGTCTACCCATTCTGAGCCTCCCCGCCGATCCACTCATCGTTGCTCCCATAGTTGCTTTTTTAGAAACCCCCATACCCATTTGCTGTCTTTTGCCAGTTGCCTTAGCAACAGTTTCCATATCTTTAAGCATTGATTTTGAATAGGCCATTTTTTTTATTATACCACCGGCGCAAGGGGTTGGGTGGTTTCCTGACCGGCACTGAGAGTTTGTTTTAGCTTGCCCACAAAATCCCGGAAGGCCATCTTTACCTGTTCGGGCTGATTAGCAAAGTCATCAGAATTAACATACTCGATCAATGTCTGAACGTAATCAGCATCCGGGGGTGATGGTTCAAACTGCTCCCCGGCTTGTAATCTTTGAATATCCAATACCGCCTGTTGCTGACCACCACCCTGACCTGGCATACCCGATTGCACACCCTCCTGCGGTGGTTGACCACCTCCCCATAACTCCACCCCGATTGTCTGGGCATAGGTCTGGAAGTCCTTAGATAGAAACGCAATCAGCCGCTTTGCCCGTTCTTTGGGATTAGGCATATCCAAGTCCTCTATTAAGGATAACGGGTCAATTGATCCCTGTCCGGCCAGTGTCAAAGCATCCATTCTTTTCTGTTGCTGATCTGTAGTGCTGGCCTTTACGTTGACCAGGATACCATCATCTATTTTGTCCCGTTGCAGTTCTGCCTGTAATAGTTCGCCGTTTGCCCCCAGATCTTTTACATAGTGGGGTTTGTCATACATGACCTTCATCATTTGGGTAGCCCAGTTCGCCATTTCGTAAACTACCCTTTCAACCACAATATTCGCCAAATCATCTGAAATCATTAAGTCACCCTCCCTAGTGATTTGCTTGGATATACCAGATTCGTTAGGTTGGATTTCTCCCCTAGTTGTTGAATGGGTGGCAAACTTACTGTCAATCTGCGATCTATTGACCAACAAATCATTTAATAAAACAGGGGATGGGGGAGAACCGGGAATTGAGGTCATAGCCTGGTTTATATTGTCGGCATTTTGCAACCAGATATGTTCGTCAGGATCGTTAGTGACTCGCCGGGCATCTTCCTTAGTTATATATTTACCGGCAAATCCCAGTTTAGGATTAGACCTGTCTGCTAACTCGGTTATCTGCCGGCCTCTTTTATTAACTGCCTTTTGTAAGGGGATAGACTGTTCAACGGCAGAGGTATCATCTACCGGACTCCGGCCCAGGTTTTGATGCGTTAAGAATATATACGGCGGTCTGGGCCTGTCAAAATGATTATGATATAGAGTATCCACCATCAAAGGCTGTCCATTTTCATCCATTTCCGTCATTCCGTTTTCCACATTTGGCTCTTGTCTGGATTTTGTGTAGCCCTCCCAATCAAAATACGGATTTTTCATTTTACCCAGAATTAGTTTGTTATACTTCCAGCACACCCCGTCAAACTTCTTACCCTGTTTGTCGTACCAAGTAAACCATACCTCCTGATATTTGATTTTGGAAGACATCTGTCGTGCCGTACCCTTGATTATTCCCAATTCACGCATCAATTCATCTCTTTTTGCCGGAAATTCCGACATAACCAGTGATACAGGTTTTTCCAACCACTCCACAATCATTTCCATGTTATCTGCAGTAAATCCTTCATCAGGAATAATGGCTGTATGGTCAACTATCATTCTTGCCGGACGGACTAATTCAAACAGAAAATCCCCATCTTTTCCCTTATTCGGATCCCAGCGACACTTGATTGCTGATTGCAAGTACAAATGAAGGTTACGAAGTCCATGCTTAATCAGTCTTTTAGACGAATCCGATTTAATTTTGATATCCAGACCTTTTTCAAGTTGTTTTGCTATATCTCTTTTCTCCTCTGATTCATCAGAGGGGGTAACAATAATATCCGGCATCCGGGAGGCTGCTATGGATATCCGGGTTTCCAAGTCCTGCCAGATTATGTTGTCTTGGTATCGGGCTTGCCAGTCATATAATTTACTTTCATCCAACTGTTTACCTAACCACATTTCCACATTAGTTCGCCGGCGGGATTCCAGTTTCAGTTCGTTTTTATAAAATGCTTCTGCTTCTGAAATCTTGAACTCAATTACTGAAACCAAGTCGTTATCATCAATATCCAAGGTCAGAGGGGATGAAACTACTGTCACTTCTGTTGTCTGTTCCTGTGTCGCAGATGGGATTTCCGGATACTCCATAAATCAATCATATTATACCCCACCTCATTTTTGTTTATTTCTATAGTATCTATCCCATAGCCCGACTGATGCACCATGTTTATAATTCGGATTATTCTTCCCTCTAAAACTTCTCCTAAATATTTTCCCAATTTTCCATAGTTTTGAAAATGTCTTTGCTCCCTTTTTCCTACTCGCTTTATCAAACTGAAGTGTAGGTTTCCCTTTCTTAGCTTTGCTAATAGAAATTCCCGCTTTTCTTCTTATCTCAGAATTGTGTAAATGATATTTTAAATGATTATGAACACTAGTTATCTCCAAATTGTCAATTTCATTATTTTTGGAATCTCCATCAATATGATGAATTATCTCATCCTTTTTTAGATATCTACCGATCTTTTTTTCCATAACTAATCTATGTTCCAACACATGACCAGTTCTACTAGCTGATGGATGGGAAGGAATATACACTCTTATGTATTTAAATCCCATGTATACATTATACCAAATCGACTAATTCTATTCAGTATCCAAGCTACTCGATCCAATATTTTGCCTTGCAGCGGGAATTAAACTGATAACCCCTACTATCGTATTCCATCATAGCACCGTTGCATTGAACCACGATAGGGGATTTTTTTGTTTCCCCCATTTCTCCCGGGACAATTATCTTAGCTGAATTGTAATATTCAAATACAACCTTACCGCAATGAAGACAATGGAACTTCTTTAGTTCATCATTCTTTTTGTCATCCAACCAGACAGAAATCTTGGGTCTATCCCCCATAGTTTTAGATAATGAGGTCATAAGAAAATTATATCACCGTCATTTATGCTCCCAGGATCGCCCCATTTTTAACATACTGTCCCGCATACCCTGCCAGAAGTCCGGAGATTGAATTTGTCCTTCTTCATCCTGGAAGAATGTGGGAAACAGAACTTTCGATTTGAGTTCTGGCTTAACTCCACCGGATTGCATCATCACCTCGACATGGCGCATCAGACCCACGGACACGGCATCGAAAGCATGATCCTCTCCTGCTTTATTTATCCCCTCGACTTTATTCTCCGCATACACTAGTTCAGGGATTGTTCTGATAAGGTTTTGGCATTTAGCCAATGCCTGAAAATAAGGTTTACCATCAGGAGCATTACGCAAATATTGGTGAGCAATAGCAACCCGATGCTGAACTGCTTGGGTTCCCATTGTGTTACCCCGGACTATAAATGGACGAAACTCACCCAAATCCTTCCAGGCGTTATCAAACACGGTAGCTATGGTTTCATTTCCACCCAGATGTGAGAAACAGTCATGTGGTAGTACTACCTCACTTACTTTTTCCACCTGTAAATACAATTTCATCTGGTCGGCCCATTCCTGTGGTGAGTGCTTAGTTTGATACAGTTCCCGGTAAGCATAAGCCCGACCATCCGGTGTGAATGCAATCCAGACAGCACACCCTGGATGGTTATAGCCCCAATCGAAGCCCACGATCCTGTAGCACATTTCAATGGGATAGTCCGGAAACTCCACCACGTGCCTTTCATTTCTCCATTCATCAAATACCTGGCCGGAGAAGATATCCCAGTCTCCTTGCATATATGCCCGGCGTTTGGCCTCTGGAAGTGCATCTAACTGTTTGACGTATTCGGGTGTGGTGTATTTGTTGTCGTCATACTTGGAAGGGACAAAGAAAAATCTGTCTTGCTCTTTGTCGGGGTTTTCCAGATCCGGTACTACCCATTTTCTCTTAACAAACCCATGCCCAATACCTCCGGGGTTGGTAGCACCCACGAATTTGATATCAGTAATACTCCCATACCGCAGACGGAACCGGAGGTCATCAAATGTTGATTCTGGATTTTCTGTTAATTCCTCGACCAATATACTGGCAAACTCTGCCGATTTATATTTGGATGGGTCGTCAAGATTACGCAGCAGAACCAGAAACGATCCGTATTTTTTAGCCCCCAGGAATACATATCCCTCATCCCGTGATTCTCTCAATTCCCCCAAAAAGTCCGGGACTTCGTTTTTTATCTTTATTACCTGACGATCCTTTAGCGTAGGATAGTCGGCAGAAAATAGACCAATTGGGATGTTCTCGGCTCCGTACTTGGCGAAGTAGTACATTCCGAGACCGATTGCAGACCAGCGCAGGAAATAGGATTTACCACCAGAAGCTGCCCCACCATATAGAAGGTATTTGCATTTCGGGTTGAGTAACGTGTACCACGCCGTTTTCTGTTTCTCCTGAAAATTGGCGAGGTTGGTAAATTTGATTTCATCATTTTGCATCAGTGTCGATCTTGACCATTGGATTTAACGCCTCACCTTTGCTGGTCACGTCAATTCCCTGTAATGGCATACCATCAATATATGCCCAGAGTGTTTTTATGGCCGTCATATCTCCATCCTCTAGAGCCAATTTAAATATTTTTGCCCCCAATGCTCGTTTTATCTCTGGCTTTTCATCCATCATTTCGCGAAGCGTATCCGTTATAGAATGGCCTTTGGGCGGTCTGCCATTAGGGTTTCCGGATTGACCCGGAAGCCATGTCCCCGGTTTCCTGTTTTCTTCCTGTTTTACAGGATTACTGGCGTTTCCGTCTGCCATGAGTCTCCTTTCCCTATTAAATTTGCATATCTTTTTCTAATAACATCGCAGTATTTGGGGTCTAATTCCATCATGTAACAAATTCTGTTAGTTTGTTCACAAGCGATGAGGGTAGAGCCTGAACCACCAAAGAGGTCAATAATCAAATTGTTTTCTTTACTGAATTTGTTTATGAACCACACGGAAAGTTCAATAGGTTTCTGTGTTGGATGGTGACGTTTCTTATCAAATTCCTTTTCTGTCCCAAATATAAATACCCACCTTATTCTAATTATTTCCCTCTTATGTTTTTGCTTACTCCAGCACATTTCAAAACTGCTACCAATCATGTTATCAAAGTTTTCCTCTATTCTTTTGTCCCACACAAACCATGAACTATCTTTTTTGTTGGGAATTAAATCAGAGTAGTAATCCCCACCCCATAAAAACATTTCTTTTACATCAGGAAACATTTTAAATAAGTGTATCGGGTCATATTCCTTATCATCTCCTATAACAGCATCGTAATCTCTGCCAGAACTTACACCTTTTGCTTTAGCAAAGGCGCTGGTAGTTTTTCTAGCCGAATTTTTAGTGTTTAAATTCATCCCATACGGAGGATCAGTAAACACCATGTCAGCCTTCTTCCCATCCATTAACTTCTCAACGTCCTCTATCTTCGTACTATCCCCACACATCAACCTATGTCTGCCTAGTTGATAAACCTCACCCAGCTTTGATATCGCCGGTTCGTCGGATACTTCCGGTACTTCATCTTCCACCACCTCTTTGAACTGATCCAGTAATTCATCTAGGTTTGTCGGTTCTTTCAGGTCTACCGCATAGTCACTCCAATTGAAGTCCGGGTAATAAGGGGAGAGATTAGTTAACAGATCGTCATCATAATATCCTGCACGGTCATTGTCGCTAAGCGAATATTCCAGTTTTTCATTCTCGGTTTTGGGATTGATGATACTTACCCACACTTTATCCACACCCAGTTCTTTATATGCCCGAAGCCGCATATTGCCACCCAGTACCGTCCCGTCAGTGGTTATCAACAACGGTTTGTACTGGCCGAGCTTCTTAATTTGTTTCTTTAGCCGTTCAAATCCATCCTTTGAAATAGATCGGGGGTTTTTGTCCCATTCGTGAAGTTTTGATATGTCCCAAAATATGTCTGCCATGCTTGATAGTCTGATTATATTCTATCACCATAACCAAGACCTTAGTACCCTAAATTGTGGAGGGAAGGAATGGAAAAATACCGCCTTTCTAATCTTAGACCTTCCAGGTTTCCCCAGTCAGCCCTCCAAAAGTCGAGCAAATACCTAACCAAGCGCCTTCCAAGATTGGAACCCTCTGCACTAATACCGCTATCGGCCCCATGTGGAGGGGCCGACGGGAATCGAACCCGTTGTGGTATGGGTTCCCAACCTCCATCACCCTTGCGGGAACCAGACTGACCTTTGATTATTACGCCAGCCCAATTACCTCTCACGAGGCATCAGGATTGCACTAGCCGTGCATAGCGACTTGTTATGCGACTCCACAATTTAAGGTGCTATTTTTTCAAAGTGCTATTGGCACATTTTTGACATGGCAATATAGGTGTACCATCCAACCGTTTGTAGGATGAATACGGATATATTTTTACCTGTAATTCCCCACATTTGGGACAATTCAATCTAACTACTGGCATTGGTTTAGCAGTTGTTTTCTTCATAACCTCATTATAATACCATTATATAGTAATAACAACTACTTTCCCAATATCTTTTTTAATGCTTCCCTCGGATTACCATATTGCTGAATTACTTTTTGTTTATATGCTTCAATTTTCTGCTTTTCGATAGCCTCTTTATATTTAACTTCCCGGCCATAGTCTATTAGTTTTGGCATACCGGCTTTTTTCATTTCCTCCGGGGTGTAATAGGTATGAGCTTTGTCCGGGTACAGCTTTACAAATTCTTCATTAACCACTGGCTTACCATTCACAACTTTATGAGGCTGGACAAAATCATTGTGGTGTTCTTTTTGCTGTTGCCGGATATACTCCGGGATATGCTGACTCCCTTTATAACTTCTGCTTTTCTTTTTACATACATTGCAAGGTAGAACACCATATAACGGATCACGATTAGCCTGATGCCGCAAACAAACAGGACACATGACCCTGCCCTTTTTTATGAGTCTGGGGTGGACATCTTTCATAAATCCCCGATTATGGATTTCATTTTACCAATGAAGCCTTTTTCCTGCTCCGCCTTTATTTCTTCTGGCCTAATTGCCTTGACTGCACCACCAACAGGGATTGGCTCGACCATAGAATGACCAACATCGGCTGTTTTGGAGTGTTTAGCTATCATCATCACTGCCAAAGTCCAAACCGAACCCAATATAAAATATATTACTCCCTCCATTTTATTTTGGGATTTAACGACCAAACCAACAAGAATTTTTTCATGCACTTAGGACAAATAATGTACTGATCCTCAGCTTTATCCTTTATTTGAATACTCACGTGTCCACAAGGCAACTTCAGTATTTTATTTATTTTATCCGATTTCATCTTCCCCCTTACTGGCCGCTTCAATCTTCACCGCCAGTCTCAAAATTTTCCTGATATTTAACTTCTTTGCAAAGAACTCCTGGTAGCCATATTTTTTCCCATGTTCCCACCATTGGGATACTCCCATAGGCAACTCCTTTTCTTCATCTTCCCCCTTATCTGAAAGATACAAGTCAACCAAGGTGTATACGTCCCCCCCGAAAGTCCACTTAAATCGTTCTATAGATTCTTCCACCTTTAGGTTTTTCGCTTCCCAATTATCTGAAAAATGGAGGTATCTACTTTCCATCCACCTAATAACATCTTCCACCGTGTCTTGTTTATTTCTCATCTTCCCCCTTATCTGATTGGAGATGGGAGAGGATGTCGTCTATTACTTCATCATGGGTTTTTCTGTTTTGTAGTTTGCTATATTCTTCCTTGATCCCCCCGTAAGGTTTAGTTGCCGTAATCCATTCTTTCCATGTTCCCACTTTCATCCCCCGTATCTCCTCCACCACCTCTTCCCTCACGTCCTTGGCTACCTGCTCCATGCGTTTGGTGAAGTCTATTTCGTTTTCCTCTATGGCTTCTTTTTTGGAGGTTTCTAAAAGAGTACGGATGAAGTCTTTAATGTCTTCCGTTTCTGAAACCCGCCATCCCCACTCATTTTCCATCCTGAAGTACAGGTGTTCTACCTCTGGCTCAACAGGTGATTCCTTGAAAGCAAACTTTTCATCAAACCTCTGCTCCCAACCTTCCTGTTTCCCTGCTTCGGAGGTGGGTAAAATAGATAGTATTTCCTCAGTTATTCTCCGCTCTACGTCATCGTTCCCTAAAAGGTCGTCGTGGAGGATGTCTCTGATTTTGTCCCGTATTTTCTTCCCTGCTTCGGAGGTGGGGTTGCCCTTCTCACGTCCTTTGGTTTTGGGGGTCATTGGTCAACTCCTGGTAAAAATTTAATATCTCCTATCTCCCCTGATTCGATGGCCATTGTATACTTGGGTAAAAGGTCTTGCGAGACGGTTCTCCCGCCCGGTAAGACGATGTGCGGCATGAAGATGTCGGTAAACGCTTTCAGCCCATTGTCCCAAGCCGTTAAAAGGGACTTTATGTAGTAAAACAGCACTCGATATTTAATCCTTTTGTCCCTCCAACCATAATGGTCTTCTTTGTCTTTCTCCTGATTCCAAGGAATATCAATGCGAATTGTGATTGGCCGATTTACCTCTTGAACTTCAGCCTGGAAGGCCACTGAGAAACCCCCCGGCATAGAGGTATGTTGGACTGACTGAATCCCATACTTTGCTAACTCCCGGCTAATGTCAGCCTGGGTGTTTTCAGCCCTGATTGTTGTAGAACTGTAATTTCTATAAGTTGGTTTAATCATACTTTTTTCTCTTGGTAGGACTTGGGGGGTCATTTGCTTTCGATTCTTTTAATTAACTCGTTTAGGCTATCTACGTATCCTTCCGCATAGGAACATCCAGAACATCCGTCTGGTGTTTTGCACCTTATGGGGGCTTCTTCTATCATTGCCTCGGCTAAAAAAATTATCTTGTCTTTCTCTTCCCAAATTTGAGGGAGTACACATTTATCCACCCATTCAAGTAGTTTGTTTCTCGTGGCATGAATCGTATATACACCAATTATCCTGTCCGCCTCCCTTATTATTTCTTCCCTTGAATTTGTATTGGCCTTTACTTCTTCTAGGCTGTCGCAATAACAGTTGGCAGGGTAAAAACTACACCCCTTGCATTGACCATATTCAGTTAGTTCATATCTATTGCAATTTGGACAGTATTTCACTTTCTCTTTCTCCCCTTTTATAGAATTTAATTTAGTCATTTCCCCCCTCTCTTTTTCTTGCCCGCTTCGGAGGTGGGGTTAGGTTTAGTCATAGATGATGTACCAGTTGTTTCCCACATCGGGGGCAAGTAAATATTTCTTGACTATAACTGTCGAATAGGCCATCGGGATACACCTGGTCATCTTTTATGATGATAGGCCAAAGTGGACCACAGTTATATAGGCGGTTTATATGCCCACCCACTGGCAGTATCTCCAAACCTTCAGGGGTTAATCCTTTAGCGTGTCCGAATAATAAGCACCAAAAGTTCATACCTCTTTATGGGCATTGGAAAATAGTCTGACAATCTAGGTACTGGTAATCTCTCAAATTCTTTCCAGTTACTAATAATGATTAGTTTTTGTTCTTCAAAACTAGGTCTATCCCAAAATTTCCACCAAGGTGTAGACCTCCATTTAGAAATAAGTTTGTCGTTATGTTTTTTAACTAAATTTCTAGCTCTATTCCACTTTTTAAGATGTTCTTCGTATGTCCTATTTTTCATACTTTTTTCTCTGCCAATAACGCCTTTAGTCTGTTAGCCGTTTTTACAAATAGTTTTCCCAAATCTTTTTTACTCATACCACCAGCTTCGGCATAAATCATGGTAGCAGAAACTGAATCAAATTTTGGCATCTTCTCTTCTTTATTTTTCATACTCTTTTTCTTATATTTCATCGTGATATATAAATAAAAACCAGTATTAGTACTGCACCCATTAGAACAGCAAATACAATTTCGTTCATTTGCCTAGTTTACCAACTACATCCTGTAAATAAGCGTCCTTTTCCAATAATGGATCCCAAAGATGGTCTTTATCCGGTGCAATATGGATATGGAAATGGTCAGGTCGCATATTGCCGGATATAGGATCGTACAGATCATCCCGGAGTCGCCAGAAGAAAACGTATTTTTTAATCAGGCTATTGTCCGATCTTTTTAATTCGGCTTCCCGGTATTTTTTAACAATATACCCGTACATTTCCACCAGTTCCCCAGCCTCTATTACAGATAATTGGTCAAATTCCCGGACATGGCGTTTAGTAACCAGCATGGTATGCCAATACCAGTATGGACTACGGTTGGCAATCCAAATCCAGTTCTTACCCTCATGCAAGGTTATTTGGTTATGAGGCCAATCACAGAATGAACAATAGTCAGGGGGAAATGATTTTAGCCATTCCTCGTATTGCTTCCGGGACAGCATTTTCAATTGATCTGTTTTCATTTAGTTTTTATACGATAGACAACCTTTTTAGCATTATCAGGATTTGCATACATTTCGTTCATATCAGGAAATCCACGTTCAACTTGCTCACAAATGTAAAGCCAATCACTTTGGGGAATCTTGCCATTCAGAAACTCCAAGGTTTTTATCGCTATTTCCTGATAATATTGCGGGTTTTCTCTTTTTGCCAGGGATAACATTTTTGTAGTCTGTCCCCGGATATCACCAAAATTAAAAGCCATCATCTTCCGATCACGTTTATATAGTGCCTGAATCCAGGGGCTGATGTCGTCATGGTGACGCAACATAGGCGGGAACGTATCTATATATATCGCTTTGCCATTGTTCTCTATGTAGTTTTGAGGTTTTGCATCCACAAATGTCTGGCCACCGTCAGCGCACAACACTGAGTGAAGCATTTTGTACCAGCCCGACAAACTTCCATGTTTTGCACTGTCATATACCAGTTCACCCGATATAAACTCGTCAATCGTTTCTACTGTTCCATTCACCCGACTTACTTGGTGATTCCGGGGGACATCGACCCCCACTCTTTGCAAATTATCCCGATACGGATTAACTGCATTGGCTACGGTATCCAGTTCTCTCTTGTTTAGTCCCTTACCACTGATCTTGCGGATTGCCGGTTTACCGTCCCATTCTCCGATCTCGATCTCTGACTGAATTCCCTGTGATATTAGTTTTTCTTTTAGAATGAAACTCATAGGAAATAGTGGGCGACATCTGCCCAACTGATAAACCTAATTGCTCTGTCATCTATGTATGCAAGAGCTGGTTTTTTGATGTTGGTAACCCGCAAATCTGAGGGGAAATCTTTTTCAGTCAGCCAGTCAACTACCATAGCCCATTCTTCAGGAGATCTTGATGTTAATATCTCAATTTCATAACCAGCTTTTAATAGATTGGCGATTGTCCGTCTTGCTCCGTCAACAGCATTGCCATATATTTGACCGTTAATATTACCCAGTAGGGCATCATGTATCACACCGTCAAAATCAATTTGAATCAGATTATTCTTTTTCATATTTTTTCCTGATCGGCTTCCAGTTCTCCCGAAGGGAAACCGACCACAAAAAACTATGTCCGAGTTGACCATCTGGTTTTGATAAACCCGACAATATTGGACTTTTGGGCATTTGCCTTCAGGGATTCATATTCATCCCTGATATCTTTTACTTTTTCATCAGCCATTTCTGTTGCCAGTTGACCAATAGCTTCAAGAAGCTGGTTCCAGATAAAATCCACTCTTTGTTCCGTAGTCATAGCTCTCTCCGGAGTTATTACATTCGTGAGAGAAATTGGTATCGCAACGTTTCCAGGTTTAGAATCCCTAACATCCGAAACTCTAACCCCGGCTTTGATCGTTTTAACAGCTACATCTAAAACCCTTCTACCTTTTATACGAGGATTCGGTTCTCCCGCAAGCATCCCATTAATGGCCGTTATCCAAGAGTGTGTTTGAGCGTAGCTGATATCAAAATGGGCAGCAGTTTTTTTGAAATCCATACATTCATTGAAAAAATCATAGATTTCCAACAAAGTTGTGGGGGACTTAATAAACCGTTTTGATTTTCTGACCATGTTAAATATTCACCTTCTTTCTATAAAAAATTGGCATCGTTAATGTTCGTTTTCTGAGCTGCCTTGAGTAATTTTTCCACACAGGACTTATAGGTGAATACAACCTGTTTTTCATCCTGTATTCGTGACTTATCTATAGTCTGGGCTGACAGTCGCTGACATTCCAAAGCAATATCATAGAAGGTAGGCTTAGAAGTAGGATAAACGACCACCCGGCGGGAGTTTGCGTATCTTATACCAGCTCCGAGTCCTATAAGAAAGAATCCGATAGTTATAAAAGCTGTACCTATAGTCTGTTGTGTCATTGTAGGATCATTATACACTAATGGTTTTATTTGTCAAGTTTCTTGCGATCTTTCTTTTTGGGCTTGGGGACAGGATTAAACGACTTAGATAAATCCGGGGTATCTCCAAACCTGACACCGTAGAATTTTTTAGCCAGTCTTTTAACAGATTCTGACTTTTCGATACATTCCCTGCAAAGCCAACCCCAGCCGCTTTCCCCAGTGTAAGGATCTTCCCAGGGTACACGGGTCAACCTACCGTATTCCCGGCATCTGGCACATCCACCCAATTTCAACCCTTTGGGTTGAGTAGAAGGGATAGAGTCTATTTTTTCCTTTAGATTTTTATCTATTGCCATAGCCACCTTTTAGAGCAAATGCCATGACTTCCCCCCAGTCGTCTATTTCCATTATGATGATCGGCTTGTGATTGTTAGTTTTCAGTGCAACCACAGGCGGCCTAGTGGCAGTGGCAGCCCTTTTGGCTTGATCTATTATCTTCATACCTGCAAACTTGCTGTAGCTCTTGCACTCATACGTAAACATCCTCGAATGGATATCCCCCGGCAACATACTGACAGCCCCCGACAATGGCTGACGCTGGGCATATTTCTCTATACCACTATCCCGCAGGAACTTGGCAAAATCCCGCTCCCATAACGAACCCTTAGCTTTAGCGTGTTTAATCATCTTAAAAATTCAGGGGTTGACCGCAAGAGAGGCAGGTTACCGGATCCGGCTGGACACTACCGCAACGCCGGCAAATCTTCAGCCTTTTTTCTGGGGGATTTGATATCCTCAACTCCCTAACCAGTTCCGCTCCACTCCATCCTTCGGCCACAGCCCTATCTATCCAAACCCCTGGCTCATCCTCCCGTGACAAGTAAACCCACGCCCGGAAGGGCCAATCCAAAGGTATCTTTTCCTGAAATGCTGCCACTGCCCTGTAAACCTGGCGGTATTTATGCAGGGTATTTACCGACATCTTCCGTCCAGTTGCGTCCTCTATGGCAGCTGCAAGTTTATGTATATGCTTTTTAGATCCCATACCTGGCTTATCATCAGGCAAGGATGCCGCCAGCCGGGCCACTACTTTCTGGTAAGTTTCCCGGGCTTCCACCAGTTTCGACAGGGCGGCCACCTTTACATCCCAAGGTAACTCATCTATCGGGAAATGGGGGTCTGCCAGTTTCCGGAATATGTCTGATTCTTCCTGATCCATTATTATATTTTTATACACTATTTAACTTTAAATTTCAATTGCCCCGGATTTTAGCCCGGGGCTTTCAACCACGATACGGTATCCGTTAACTTGTAAAAGTGGAGCCTTTGCTCCGGGAAAAATCCGCTACCGCAGTCCTGTTTTTACTTCTTGGCTTTTTCCTGTGTGATAACAGGAGCCAATTCATACTTAGCTTTCTTTTCATCTCCGACATTCTTGATGGAGATTATATCCCCCTCATTCTTGTCATCAAAAAACAAAGCCACTTTTGGTGAACCGTTCTCCCAGAACTTTTTTTCACCACCAACCATAAAAACGTACTGGATGGTTGTTTTTTCAGGGTCGAACTTATTTGGGATATCTTTAAAGCCGACATATACCACTTGTTCTTCCTCACCGGGAAGGACTTTCAGGAATGTTGACATTTTTTTGGCTAATTCAGCTAGTTTACCCACTTTTTATCTCACCCCCTCTGCAAATCTTAATGATTCACTAATTATGAAAATCAAAATAATTATAGTCAGCCAAATCAGGCAATCATTATTCCGAAGCCAGAGGCGGATTTTGCGATAGTTGAAGGGGCCGATTGTTTTCATTCCTGCTTTTTTTCATTATATTTTAATTCCCCAGTTTTAACCGATTTGACTACAGTCCTGAAAAAGTTTTTATATTCTTTACTTATAATCCAGCTCTGGTCTATACCTGACGATTGAATATACATCTGGTAATTGATAGTATCCCACATTTTGTCCCATTCCAGCTCCTCATTTTCTCCCAATTCAAAGGTCATGTGACAGGTTAAAGTCAAATTTGAGAATGAGGGTAGGCCAACCTTGAAATCTTTACCCAAGGTAATCTGTTTAACCTTCATGCTCATCCTCCGGTTCGTAGGCATCACCCCTGTCAGATTCCCGTTGCGCAAACTCAACCAACTTTTCATCAGACCAGCCATCAAAATCCTCTGGTGAATAGTAACCCTCCTTAATACCGAAACTTATATACTGTTTGGCATCTTTGATTGTCATTATTTTTTATCTATAAAACCGACCATCTTAAATATAAATTCTTCCTGCTCCGGATATATCCGAGATAATTCTTCAATGGCATCTTCCAAAAAGGCGTATTCACCATACTCTCTGGATTTATCTCTGATTTTTGTACTTTCACCATTCCTATATTCCCGGAGTATGTATTTATCCTTTTTATAGACTAGGGCAACTCTTAACATATTCTTAATCTTTTCCCTCTCCGGATAGAGCTGTGGTAATACCCTCCCAGCAAAAATGGCAGTATTTATTGCCATCCGGATCCCTATGGCCACAAGTATCGCATAACGGTGTATGACAGGCCCAGCATTCGCCAGTGGCGGGTACAGTGCTATCATAGCCACACATCTCCTCTTTATCGCACTTGTTGGGGCAATACCAGACGATTTCACGGCGGTTCCCGTCTAAGTCGGAGGATAATACCTCCTCTACCAAATCACGCCCGCAGAAACCACACGCCATACCAGACTCATTTTTATCCGACATCCGGGCATAATTTCGATTCCCAGCAGTAACCATGTCGTCCATTATTTCCTTTATAGATTTAAACCCTTGTGTCATTGTACGATTATTATACACTAATGGGGTAATTTGTCAAGTATCAGATAATTATTCATCTGGATCATATCCTCTCTGTTTTTCTTTCCATTCTTCATACTCTTCGGGGGAATTTCTTTTCCACTCTTCATATTCTCCAGGATCAACACACTTAGCACACTCACAGTCCCCATAACAAGCTCCCTTACTACCACAAGACCAACAAGGTTTGAAATAACTCATCCTTCCCCACTTTCCCCACTTTCCCCACGTAAAATCTGGATTGGAGTACCATAATAGGATGCCAAATCATTTATCCTGGAAATATCCCGGATGCTCTCGATTATCACAATAGATTTCTTGTCCGCTCCCGTTCCCACCCTCTTTATCTCAAATCCTAAAATCTTCCTTATGATCTGACCTATCATCCTCTCCTGAACTGGAATTCTTTTGTTTTTATTCAGTATTATCGCTATTTCCCCTAGAGAAATTGCCATGTTCACATTATAAGTATCAACAATGGCTTCAAAAATCTTTCCCTCGTCACTTTCCCTGCGCTCACGGAGAGTATCCTCCTCTTGTTCCTTAGCCATTATCTTGATCTCCTGCCTCGCCTCCTCGTCCGAGAAATAGTAAATGGGAGTTATCACTTGCTGTACTCGTCTATCGAATGTCTCAAGTTCTGGAAATCCATATTCAACATCCGTCAGATCAATCTTACTTAAATTCCTCAATCGCCATAGAAGCAACTTGTTTCTTATAGACATGGCCTTGTCATAATACTTCGGGAGTTTGTAAAGTGGGATTTTTCTTTTATTCTTTTCCATTTCTACTACTATCGTTCTAGATTGCAAGCCGGCATCATCGATAGGTTTCTCTGATGTGAATAGTTTCGGAGCCTTGACGATATAGACCCCAAGGTCGAAATTCTTCACATCTCCTTCCGTCCTATATACCAACCTATCCGAAACTCCGGACTTGAGGAACGATACCATCTCCCGGGAATGTTCCCCGACTGAATCGAACTCATCTATCAACAGTGTACCTTTCCATCTTGTAGCTAACCTAAAAATTGAGGAGATAGTCAGCGATCCAGTCGTGTCGATAGGCTTGTAACAGATACTACCGAATACTTCCATTGCCGTTGTTTTACCCGTCCCTGTCCCACCGACGAATTGAATATAGGGAATAAATGGGAATCTTTCATAAGCCCAGTAAAACATTGCAAGGTAGGGAAATAGATTTTCATATAGAGATGGTATTTCCGCTCCCTCGTGTATAAATTCTTTTATTTCCTTTACCATTTCGGAGATACTTTTATATTCTTCAACTCCAGAGGGAAGTTGAACACCACCATTCCAATAAACTTTATCATCTATAGGTCTATAGACCTTGTCATCAGTATAAAACTCATCTACTATCTCCCAAGTATCATCTAGCTTTGAGTATTTAACAAACCCAGGTTTATCAATGCCGATTTGACGTGGGGAATATGGGGAACGTGGGGAAAGAGAAATTTGCTCTAGGATATAAGTATCATCTTCATAATAAGAAGTATATATAATATTATTATCTTCTTTTGACCTAATATTTTTGGCTTTATCACCTAAAGATTTCTTAATAATGATTTTCTGGGATTCGGTCAGTTCCTCACTCATTTTCCCCTCCCAAATAGTCTAATATTGCTACTGCGTCCTGAAGTAATGGCTTGGATAATGCCTTTCTTTCGGTATCCAAATCCCAGAATCTCTTCCGCCAGGCCGAAGACAAACCGCTTATCGAACTCCGGCCATATTTTTGGAGGATCTGCCACTGTTTCTCCCAAAACTCTTCGCTGAACTTTTGCTCCCCGGTCAACAGATCGGTGACAATACCTTTTAATATCTCCGGCTTGTTCCGATATTTGTACCACCACATACTTTTTCATTAAAAAACCCCGACTGTGTTCCCCCTGGCACAATGACACAAGCACCAGAAGACAGAGGAGGCTCTATCAGGGGTAACAGTCGGGGTCAAAAATGCTTGTGTCACAGCATTGTAAGATTACAATTTATGAATCACATTGTAAACTAGCACTTTCCAGTACAAACAGTATCAGAGATCACGTAGTCTTTCACTGATATAAACCTGTTTCAGATTTTCGGGAGTTTTACCGATAGCGATTTTTGCAAGAGCCTTCATTTCATGTGAACTAGCATCCGCACTTTCTGTCGCAAGTATAGAGATGCCCTGAAAGCTAATCCCGAACATCCTGAGCCGTCTGGTGGCCTCGTGGGGGGTGATAATAATATCCAGGTGTTCTAAACTCATACCCCCCCATTACTTTGAGCTGGCAATCAACTTGCGTAAAAGATCCAACAGGGTGTTTATGGCATACAGAATCAGACCGCCTACAACCTCCTGGGTCGGGATAAAGTCTGTGATGTCCACCCCGTTACTGGTAATCCCGGTTTGCACAAAGACCAAGTACAGTACAAACAGCGGAGCCAAAAAGATCAGAGCATTATTCAGCCATTTCTGTTGATCTGCCCTGGTTAATGAATATTCTGCCATTGTTTCAACCTCGTCCGAAAATCCGCCTAATTATCTCCATCAGTAAGGTCGTAGATTTAACGCCAGACAACGCCTGTGCCTTTAGGCTGGCATATTCCTCCTTGCTGACAATAACTGTGCCACTAGCGGGTGTCATGGCTTCTAACTGGCGTACACGGGTTTCCAAATCACCTATCTGTTTATCTCTGGCAACAACCTTCTGGCCTAGATTATCAATTTCACTATTCAACTTTTTAATCTCTGACTGGGAATTGACAAAATTCTCCTCCCATTTAGCAGCTGTCCCTATAGCCTCTGCGGCGTTACGCTCTGCCTTCAACCTGGCCTTTTCTGCTTCTGCATACTTTGTTGCATCTTGGAATACCTCACCCAGTTTAGCTCTGGCATCTCCCTCTTTTTCCAGATCAATATTTCTTTCCTGAAAATAGCCCTTTACCCATACCGGCATATCATCTATTGTAGCATTTTTCCATTTTTCTATAAATTTCAGCGGATCCGACCAGCTTATCAACTCCTCTTTTCTCTTGGCAACAGCATCTGTACCCAGTAGCGGGGATACCTTTATTTCAAAGTGGAGGTGTGCTGCCGTTGAATTGCCGGTACTGCCCATTTCAGCTATCACCTGACCCTCCGTAATTGCATCCCCTTCTTTAACCAGAACCAATCGACAGTGGGCATAATGACACCAAACAGATCCCCACGGGCCTGAAATCTTATAATGCAGGTGTTTCCCGAAGCCAGTCGTATGATTATGAACCGAAGTCACAATGCCGGGATAAATTGCTTTCAATGGAGTTCCCAGATCTGTATTGCCGCCACCCAACCCGTTTATGTCGATTCCTCCATGAAATCCGTAGCTGGTTACATCGCCGAATTTCTGGTCAATTTTAAACGGTTCAAAGGGGTATATCATATCAGGGAATCAAATTAAAACTCCGCAGTAGTATCGGGATTTGTGTCAGGATGTAGAAAATCGTACCTCCCAAAACACCAGCTAAAATTCTGAAAACATTGGCAGACACCTCAAAATCATGGACTTTCTGGATAACACCATTTAACTGTTTTAACGCTTCCTCTGGTTTTACCGCATCATGTACCGCCTCTATCTTCCGGATCCTTACTTCATGGTTAGCAATTTCCTTGCCCACACCGTCTTGCATGGATTTAACCTCTACTATAAGGCCATCTACCTTGGCATTCAAGGTGATAAGTAAATCATGGTCC